GCAAGGGCAACCTCGACTACCTGTCGTGGGCTCAGGCATGGCACATGCTGAAGCAGCTTTACCCGCAAGCCCAACGCAACATCTATGAGCAGCCGGAGACGGGCCTCAACTACTTCACCGACGGTCGCACCTGCTACGTCAAGGTCGGCATCGTGGTCAATGACATCGAGCACATCGACATGCTTCCGGTCATGGATTACCGCAACAACTCCATCTCGGTGGACAAGGTGACCAGCATGGACGTCAACAAGGCTATCCAGCGTGCCACCGCTAAGGCCATTGCGATGCACGGCCTTGGCCTATCTCTGTGGACAGGTGAAGATGTTCCATCGCAACCGTCCGAGGCCAAGGACACCCCCTCAAATGAGCCCAAACAGCGTATTTCGCTCGAGGTGGACGACGACAACTGGCCCAAGGTCCTGAAATACGTGGTGGCCAACAAGGAGTTGGGCATCGACGAATTGCTCAAGAACCTGCGCACCAAGTACAAGGTCAGCACCAAGGTTCAGAAGGCCCTGAAGGACAACATCGCATGAGCGATATCATCGAGCAGTTGCGTGACGACGCCAACTACTACGGGAAGGTAGGCAGGCAGTTTCTGTCCAACTCGGACATCAAAACGCTGCTTACCAACCCGGCGATGTATGGCGTCCCCACTCCGGACAACCCTGCGTTTGCCGGTGGCCGCCTCTTCCATCAGCTCATCCTTGAGCCGGAGAAGGCCGCAAACGTAGTCTGCGTCGATGCCGCCAGCCGCAACACCAAGAAGTACAAGGACGCCTGCGTGGAGTACGGCGCGGAGTTCTTGCTCTTATGCAAGGAGCAGGACAACATCAAGTGGCTGACCGACACCATGCTCAGCAACCTTGACTTCTTCGATGCCATCCGCGACGACAGCAACGTCTATGAGGAGCCCGCCGTGGGCACCATCATGGGCAAGCAGTTCAAGGGGAAGGCCGACATCCTTGGTGCCGACCGCATCATCGACCTCAAGACGACAGGCAACATCGACGACTTCCGGTACTCGGCACGGAAGTATGGATACGATAGCCAATGCTACATCTACCAAAGCCTATTCGGCAAGCCGCTGGTGTTCTTCGCCATCGACAAGAAGACGGGTAGGATGGGCATGTACGAGCCGAGTGACGACTTCGTCCGCCGTGGCAGGGACAAGGTCGAACGCGCCATCGAAGTTCACGACAAGTTCTTCGGACCTGATGCCACACACAACATCGAAACCTTTTATATCAAAGAGACGCTATGAGCGAACAGAAAGAAAGGGTCTTTGCACCCGCCATGAATTGGAGCCAACCCAACGACGGAGCTCCCGACTTCATCAAAGCCAAGGTCGGCATCAAGGTCGACGAGTTCACCAAGTTCCTGACCGACAACGCCAAGCCTTCTGGTTGGATTAACTTCGAGGTCAAGGAAAGCCAAGACGGCCGGTACTACTTCGAGCTCGACACGTGGGAGCCGAAGAAGCAAGACAACGACGAAGAGGTCCCCTTCTGATTGATTGGGTCATTGTGATGAGTGGGAGGGGGCTTCGGCCCCCTTCTTCTTCCCATGACGCGAATGTCGTTTTTCGTTGGCCCCTACTCTCTCTTTTACTTTCTTTACTTCCTTCTCTTCTCCTACGTATACGAGAAGAATAATCGACATTTTCGACACTACTCCTGATACTCAGGGAGTTGACCCCCGAAAACCGACACCAAAATCGACACAACTATGTCAAGAATCGTCACAATCTTCAAGGACATCAAGGAAACGGAGACTCCGTTCCACCGCTCCGTGGACTTTGTGCTTGGTAGAATCCGCGATGGAGCGTCCAAAGAATTGGTCACTCGCATCCGCAAGGAGAAAGACAAGTCCGCCCGCAACGAGCTCAAGAAGGGGCTCCCTGCGGTATGCTTCTCCGGGACATTCAACAAGCGCAGCGACGCCAACCTACTGGAGCACAGTGGTTTTATCTGCCTCGACTTCGACGGATACAAGACCAAGAAGCTCATGATGGCTGAGCGTGAGCGACTTAGCAAAGACAAGTACGTCTTCTCTGTCTTCACCTCGCCGTCCGGCAATGGCCTCAAGGTCTTGGTCCGCATCATGCAAGACCCTGACAATCATACGAGTTACTTCAATGCCCTCGAGAAACACTTCAACTCCGAGCACTTCGATAAGACGTGCAAGAACCTGAGCCGGGTGTGCTACGAGAGCTTCGACCCACTCATCTACATCAACGAAGACTCCTCGGTTTGGACCAAGGTCGAGGAGGCAGAGTACGTAGAGGTCGAGGCCACGCGCGATGCGCCCACCATCCCCATCACCGATGAGAACAAGGTGGTCGATATCCTCCTGAAGTGGTGGACCAAGAAGTACGGCATGGTCGACGGGGAGCGCAACGCCAACCTGTACAAGCTGGCCATGGCGTTCAACGACTTCGGCGTCAACCGCAGCCTCGCCTCGCACATCCTCCGGCAGTTCGAGCAGCCCGACTTCAAGGCCGCAGAGATTGAGCGCACCTTGGCTTCGGCGTACAGCAACACCGCCAACCACGGTACCCGATACTACGAGGACTCGGACCGCATCAACTCCATCAAGGCACAGCTCAAGCGCGGCGTATCAAAAAAAGAGGTCCGCTCCCAACTCAAGGAGTCCAAGCTGGAGAGCGACGTAATTGATTCCGTCATCGAGCGGGTGGAGCGAGAGAACGAGGAGCAGACATTCTGGACCAAGACCGAGAAGGGCGTCATCAAGATTGTGCCGCTCGACTTCAAGACGTTCCTCGAGGACAACGGGTTCTACAAGTACTGCCCGGAGGGTAGCAAGAACTACGTCTTCGTGCGCGTCACCAACAACCTCATCGACCATACGAGTGAGAAGGAGATAAAGGACTTCGTCCTCGGCCACCTCTTGGAGCACGACGACAAGACCATCTATAACTTCTTCGCCGATGCGGTGCGCTACTTCCGTGAGGAGTTTCTCACCCTGCTGTCTACCATCGACGTGTACTTCATGGAGGATACCAGCGACTCGGCGTACCTGTACTACCGCAACTGCGCCGTGCGCGTTACGCCCGATGCCGTGACCAGCATCGACTACCTCGACCTCGGCGGATACGTTTGGAGCGACCACATCATAGACCGCACGTTCAACGAGTGCGGCTACGACGGCTTCGACTATCAGAAGTTCATCGCCAATATCTGCGGTGGCGACGAGGGCCGTACGGCGAGCATGGAGTCGACCATCGGGTACATGCTCCACGGCTACAAGAACCTCAGCTACTCCCCTGCGGTCATCCTCAACGACGAGGTCATCAGCGACAACCCCGAGGGCGGAACGGGCAAGGGCCTCTTCATGGCGGCCCTATCCAAGATGAAGAAGCTGGTAGTCATAGACGGTAAGGCGTTCGCCTTCGAGCGTAGCTTCCCCTATCAGCTCGTAAGTGCTGACACTCAGCTACTTTGCTTCGATGACGTAAAGAAGAACTTCGACTTCGAAAGGCTATTCAGCGTAGTCACAGAGGGTTTGACCTTGGAGAAGAAGAACAAGGACGCCATCAAGATTCCGTTCGAGAAGTCCCCCAAGATTGGCATCACCACCAACTACGCCATCAAGGGTGCGGGCAACAGCTTCGCACGGAGGAAGTGGGAGCTCGAGCTACACCAGTACTACAGCAAGGCGTTCACTCCCATCCACGAATTCAAGAAGCACTTCTTCGCCGATTGGGACGACGACGATTGGTGCAAGTTCGATAACTATATGGTCGCCTGCCTGCGCGGGTACCTCGCTACCGGCCTTGTCGAAAGCAAGTTCATCAACCTTGGTATCCGTCAGCTCTCGGCCGAGACCAGCCACGACTTCATCGAGTGGTGCGGCCTCATCGGTGGCGAGGAGAACAAGACGCTCGAGCCGTATGCCAAGCTGTACAAGCACGACGTATACCTCGACTTCGTGCAGGAGTATCCTGACTATGCGCCGAAGGCCAAGCAAAGCATCTCGCGCACCAAGTTCTACAAATGGCTGGTAGCGTACTGCATGCACAAGTATGGCTTGGCACCAGAGGAAGGGCGGGACAGCGCCGGCCGCTGGCTCCGCATCCGCAAACCCACCGAAGAACAAACCGAACTGCAATGGAACTGAGAAACTATCAGAAGCGCATCGCATACCGCGCCAAGCGCATCGTCGAGCAGCACGGGTTCGTATACCTCGCTATGGAGGTGCGGACGGGCAAGACGCTGACGGCACTGAGTATCGCCGAAGAGCTATGCGCGCAGAGTGTTTTGTTCTTGACCAAGAAGAAGGCGTTGGGCAGCGTGGGTGAGGACGCCAAGAAGCTGTGCCCCTCGTACGAGTTCTTTGCCATCAACTACGAGAGCATGCACAAGCTGCCGCCCCTCGATTGGGACGTGGTCATCTTGGACGAAGCCCACAGCTTGGGTGCCTTCCCCAAGCCGAGCAAGCGCGCCAAGGCTGTGCGCGACCTCGTGCGGAAGAGCAAGGTCATCCTCTTGTCCGGCACGCCGACGCCGGAGTCGTACAGTCAGATGTACCATCAGGTGTATGGCATCAAGGGGAATCCGTTCTCTGGGTACAAGAACTTCTACAGGTTCTGCGACGACTACGTAGACGTTAAGACTCAGATAGTTAACTCCCTCCCCATCAAGTTCTACAACAAGGGGTTGCCGAGTATCCTGACGGCCATGCAGCCGTACATGATTAGCTTCAGCCAGCGCGAGGCCGGCTTCAAGAGCGACCTGCGGGAGCACATCTTGCGTGTCCCCATGGAGGCTCGCACGTACGAGCTGTGCAAGCGCCTCCGCAAGGACCGCGTCATCGACGGCAACGACGAGGTGGTGCTGGCCGACACCCCGGTCAAGCTCATGCAGAAGCTGCATCAGATGTACTCCGGTACGGTCAAGTTCGAGAGCGGTAAAGCCATGGTCTTCGACCACAGCAAGGCGCAGTTCATCTACGACAGGTTCCTCGGAAAGAAGATTGGCATCTTCTACAAGTTCAAGGCCGAGCTCAAGGCTTTGCAGGACGTATACGGCGACGAGCTGACTACAGACCTTGAGGAATTTTATGACGGCGACAAGAGCATCGCCCTACAAATCGTGAGCGGAAGGGAAGGCATCTCCTTGCGCCAAGCCGTGGCCTTGGTGTACTACAACATCGACTTCTCGGCGACCAGCTACTGGCAGTCGCGGGATAGGATGACGACCAAGGACCGGACCGAGAGTGACATATATTGGGTTTTCGCGGAGCGCGGCATCGAGACGCAGGTATACAAGGCCGTGACCGAAAAGAAAGACTACACCCTGAGTCACTTCAAAACGTGGAATACAACAATGATTTCAGACACGACCTAAGGGTAGGCCAGCTCGGCGAAGAGCACCTTGCGGCCATCCTCGAAGACAAGACCATCGAGGTCAAGACCGACAGTTGGATTGGCCGAACCCGCAACCTCGCCGTCGAGTTCGAGAGCCGTGGCAAACCGTCCGGAATCGCCACTACGGAGGCGGACTATTGGTGCTTCATCTTCGATGGCGACCACAACAAGGAGGTCATCGTCATCGTGGAGGTGGAGAGGCTCAAGCGCATAGCCCGAAGCTATTGGCAGATGGGCAGCACCAAGTGGATGGGGGACAGCGACACCTCCTGCGCCGTCCTCATACCTCTCTGCGAATTCATTTTTACCTTGTAGGTGGGATGACCGAGCAACAGATTCAGACGCGCCGTATCAAGGAACTTGAGGAGCAGGGCTACTACGTCATCAAGCTCATCAAGACCAACAAGAACGGCATCCCTGACCTCGTTGCTATCCCTCCTGACAGCGGCGTTATTTTCTCTGAGGTCAAGCGACCGAAGGGTACGGTATCGAAGTTACAGGAGTACCGGATGAAAGAGTTGAGGCAACATGGAATCGAGACCGAAGTATATCGAGGTTGACTCTTCGTACGAGTTGGACGAAGGGTTCGTGGATGGCGTCATGGAGTTGGCTGCCCACCACCGCCTGCGCGTACTTCGGCAAATCAACAGTGCTATCGAAGAACTTGAGTACACCGACGACGACACCATGGTTGCCGGGGGTCGGGTGGGCTCGCACGTCTTCTACGAATTTGAATACTACAATATGGAGGGCTGGGTCCCTGTCCTCCTCGACTTCCGCCTTGTCGAAGTAGACGACTACTTGGACATGATGGTCGACAATAAACTGGTCATATCGTGATTTCACCCAAACACCCCGACGAGGTCAAGCGCCTCGCAGAAATCGTCCGCAACGGATTCGACTCCGATGTGTACACCCGTTGCCGCAAGCGCCACCATGTCGATGGCCGCATCGCCTTCGCCCTCCTGCTCCGTGAGCAGGGCTTGGGCTGCTCCGAAATCGGCAAGATTCTAAACCGCAACCACGCTACGGTACTGCACTACTGGAACCGTGGCGAGGCTCTGATGGAGACAGACAAAATTTTCCTGAAGCGGTTCGTCAAGTGCCGAGAGGAGTACGCAGGCAAGGAGCCGGTGTACTACTACTCTGGCCGTGAGCTACGCAAGAAGTTCATCGAGATGCGCAACGAGCGCAACAAGATGTTCGTTGAGCTTCAAGCCTACCGGCAGCAAGCCAAGGAGGACCGCCACCTCGAGGACATCTTCAACGTCATCCGCTGGCGCACCAAGCGCGACAAGTTGGAGGAGACGCTACTCAAAATCAACAGGCTGTACAACGGATTATGAAGTGCCCGCAGTGCCGTAAGAACATGATGTGGACTGGTGACCACGACTCCGACGAGGATGGTCAGCAGGGGCTCATGGTCTCATGGCAGTGCGTCAACGAAGACTGCGAGATTCGCGCCGTCGATGTCCACTGGGTCATCTAGTTGGCCATAATCCCACCCTTCTTCTTCTTCTTGTCCATATCGCCGTACATATCGGTGATGAGCACCTTCCGCACGTCACGATAGAACGGAACCAGACCGAGGTTTCCGAGGACCTCCAGCGGCAGCCGCTGCATCTGCTCCCTTGCGTACCGCTCTCGCGTAGCCCGCTTCTTCCCTTCGCGACCGATGGTCTTGAGACCCAGCTCTGCGGTCCGCGCCATCGGGGCTCCTGCCCCCATGAGTGGGAACATGAAGTCCGCGAAGTCGGTACCGCGCTTGAAGTCGGGGACGTTGTTGAACTGGAGGTAGTCGTCGTAGGGGTCGTACTCTCCGTCACGCAGGAAATCCAAGTACCTCTCGTTGATGGCTTCGATACCGTAGTTGACTGGGATGCGACCGAGCTGACCCATTACGCCACCCGCCATCGTAGTGAGGCCAGACAGTAGCGCGCGGGTAAAGAGCTGGTCCGGTTCTTCGTCCTCCTCTGGCACATCGGTGAAGAGGGACACGAACATATCGCTGAGGATAGGCGTCAGCAATGAGTACATCGTCATCCGCGCCACTACGGCCGCGAAGAGGCGTACGCCCTGCTCTTGCGTGATGGTTCCGTTGCCTACGGCCGCTTGGATTCCTGTCCGTGCCGCCGTGAACTCATAGATGATGAACCGCGACATGAAGTTGTTTGCGATGCGTAGGGTTTGCATCAGCGGCTTCATCTCGCCCTTCGACTTCCCCTTCTGGATTCCCATGAAGGGGTTATCGGTAGCTCCGGCTTGTGCAGACACGCGGTCGGCCTCACGCTTGGCAGCTTCGATAGCCTCTGCGAACTCAGTCATATACGCCTCGTCGTTACGAGCTATGGCGTCGTAGTCTACGTCCCGTCCCGTCTCGGCCTTGAAGGCTTTGGCGAAAGCTCCAAACCAGAGGGGGCGCATAATCAGCTTATCCGGTGTGGAGATAAGGCCATCGGCAACCAACGCCACAGCGTTGGGATACTCTTGGGCGTAGTTGAGCATCTGCCCCATCGAGTTGAGCGACTCGCGGCCAGCTCGAGACCCTGCCGACCCCATGTGGCCAGACATGATGGATGTATCGACCATCCTTCCGCTCAGCCTCTCGGAGGGGTATACCCTCTTGGTCTGCGCGCTACCCACGTTGGTCATGATATCGGCTCCGTCGACACCGAAGTAGTCGCGGTACTTGATGCCCTGCTCAAACGCGGCGGGGTCAGCCAAAGCCACATAGCTCAGGTTGGAGATAAGCTCCGACGCAAACCTCGGGATACTGGCCAGCATGGTCCGGTATCCCTGCTTGGCGACAAGGTCGAGGGCTTTCTCTGCGAGGTTGCTCGTCGTCACCGACCGCTCCAGTGCGTTGCGTACGGCTCCGTCTACGGCATTAGTGATGGAGCGCAACACCTCCTTGTTGTCCGTCTCTGTTTCGTTCAGCGCCTTCCGTGCGGTACGGATGGGCTCGGTAAGGTAGAAGTCGGTCAGCGTCTGGTTCGCACCACGGTTTACTGTAGCCATGATATCGAACTCGATGGGCTTGGCCCCTGCGGTCCGGTCTACGAAAGTTTTGGCCCGCGTCGAAGGCCGCATACGCTGGTTGTATGCCTCGGATAGGCGCAGCGCGTCAGTCTTCTGCGTGCGCAGGCTCTCGTCTGGCAGAACGCTATGGTGCAGGTAGTTGAGTATCGGCTCGATGGCTGCACCACGGATAACGGAAGAGGCGAACTCTGCCTTCGGGGTCAGCTCGAGGTTGATTTCTTGGACGGTCTTCAGTGCGTTCCGCTCGGCGGCGTTGAAGTCACTGTAGATGGCCTCAGCGTCAATCTCTTTCCCTTTGGTGTACTTGTCCTTGATGCCCTTCAGGATTCCGATATCGGCTGCGTTGTACTTGGTTGTGGTTCCGTCCTCTGCCGCGTTGATGGTGGCATCGAGGAACGCCATAGCCGACGGCGTCTGCTTGTTGCCGGGGTTCGACTCGTGCTCGAGCTGCAACAGGTACGTCGTCATCAAGTACTTGGACCGTACGATGGCGTTCGGGTTCCGCTTGTGGGACTTGGCCACAGCAATCTGCGCTTGGGTCAGCCGCTCACCAATCTTCCCCTTCTCGGTCATCATGGCTGCTGCCGCCTCCGCGATGGGACGGAGCGTAGCGTCATAGATGGGCGTGGTCTTGAAGTTCCCAAACACTTGGTCTATGAGCTCCAGCGGATTGCGTACGATAGCTCCCAACCTTGCGTCCTTTACGTTGGTCAGGGCGCCACCGATTTCTCGGATGGTATTTAGCTTGGCGCCTTTGAGCGCCTCGTTCAACGAGCGTGCCCGGTTCTTCGCTTCCATCCTTTCGATGGCCAGTTGCGCGGAGTGGGTCAGGTACCCGTTGTTGATGTTATCGATTACGCGAAGCAGGTTCTCGAGCTGCCTGTTGTTGAGCTCGTTTACGGCTTCGGTTTTGAGCAGCTTCTCGAACTTCCGTGCCGCGTCCCTATCGAGGCGGGTGCCGAGCCTATTGATACTCAGCTCCGAACCACGGATGATGGACCGCATCTCTTCGGCCTCTACCTCGAGTTGCTCTTCTGTCTTTTCTGCGCGGGACGTATCGACGATATCGCTCTTGTACTTCCGCATCAGGGTAGCGTCAGCGTCGGTGATGACCTCGGCTGCTACCATGGCCTTGAGCGTCTCGTTGAAGTTGATGCCACCAGCCTTGGTCGGCACCTTGGCGTCAAACGCCTCGAAGATGTCGGCCAACTCATCGGCCAGCGACTGCTCTTCGTTGACGGCATCGAGGATAGACTTTACGTCAGACACCAAGTCTTGGATATCGGGCAGCTCCAGTACGGCGCGGCGCTTGCTCATGATATCGAGCAGGTTGCGGTACTGTGGCAGCGTATCGACGGGGATGCGCGTCGGGTCTATGGCCAGTACGGTCAGGATATCGGAGATGAGCTCCGGCTGGCGACCCAGCTTCCGCTTCACGTTCTTCTTTGCCGTGGGACGCATCTTCCGCAGGCGAGCCATGTCGTTGGCATACTCTGCGTCGGCGAACACCTTGGCCATGTAGTCAAGGAAGTTGTCTACCGCAACGGGGTTGAATACGTTTACGGACGCGAACCTCCTGATTACTGTCGCGGCCTGCTTGGCGGTGATTTTGCCCTCGCGCTGCAACTCGGTGATATCGGCAGCCATCTGCTTCAGCACTGCCTTAGATGCCGCCGCAGCGGCCCTTGCGCCACGCGCTTCGGACTTGAGCTGGTTGTTGAGCGCCTCCCTTACGGTCAGCGTCACCCGCTCTACCGGTCCCGAGACAATCCGCTTGGCTGATGGGGCACGCTTCTCCCTCACGCCGAGCTTCTCCCTGAGGCCACGCACCATAAGCTCTCGGCCTAAGTCGGTAGCGTCAGCGTAGAACTTGGAGCCTTGCAGATATATTAATGCACTTTCTAGGACACGCTTGGGAGTGAAATCAGTTCGGGCTTGCGCCATCTTGATGACCCCGTTGAGTTCCTTGAGCATCCGCTTCTCGGATTCCTCGTAGGCATCGATTGCGTCCTGCGCTTCGGGTCGGGCGAGGAGGATAGCGGCGTTGGAGTATCCGCGCTCCTTGGCGTATGCCACCAGTCGGTCGAGTTCTGTGGGGCCCGACTTATCGAGGTCGTCCTTCTGTTCCCTAGCGGGCAGGTCTGACTCGGGGAAGATGGTCTCAAGGAACGGTGCCTCTTCGGTTTCGAACAGCTCCTGCTCCCGCTCGGCCAGCTCGCGCGCCTCTTGTGCGGCTCGCTCTTCGGCCCGCATTTGCATCTCTTCGCGCTCGTCGGCACGGTCTTCGGCAACCAGCTTCTTCGGGTCTACGCGTCGTCCGTCAGCATCGACGATGAAGAACCGGTTCATGCGGTCCCCGAACTGCTCTACACCAAAGCCATAGCGTTCAAGGTTCCGGCCCAGCTCCGCCGCAAGGCGGCTGTCCCCAATCAAGCTTCCGTCCGGACGGAACTTGTACCGCTCTACTACGTCGGCTACGCGTTGCTCAGCAGCTCGCGCACGCGCCTGCTCACGGGCGCCTTCTTCGGCAGCCGGTTCACCCACTCGGGCAGCGGCGTCTCCCACGTCTCTTCCGGCGCCTCTCCGTAGAGAAAGAACTTCGCGTCCTCTTGATTCGGCTTGAGCTTCAATGCCTTCGAGTAAGTCAGATAGTTGCGCTTCAATTCCTCTGCTTGTTGCCCACCCGGGGTTTTCGCTTGGGTTCTCGGCGATGATTCGTCTTGTCCTTTCATATGGCGTTAGTGTTTCGTCGTTGAGCAACCGCTTGAGCAGTTCAACATTGGCTTTGATTTCAGATGCAGTACGGTTCTTGTTGTTGATGCCCGTGCGCTGTGCCTCCCAAGTAATGGATTGCATCTCGCGTGGCAGTATTCCAGCTATCTCTGCTGCGTTGATGTACGCCTCTTTGATGAGCGCATACTCTATACCGCGCCCACCCTTGAACACACCAAAGCCGCCGGCATCATTGGCGGACATAGGGATGCCCAGCGCCACCGAAGCAGCGTGGGTATCGGCGGTGACATATGGACTGGTAGAGTTGGGGTCTACGATATTGTTGTAGAAGTTCCGGACCTTGTTTCCCCCGCCCAATTGCTCTCGGATATTTTCTATCGAGGGGTTGCGGTACATGTCCATAGCCTTGGCTATCTCTACCGGAGAGCTCCAACGTATCGGGGTGCTATCGAAACCAATGAAGTCGCCATCGGGCGTAGTCATCAGCACATTGCCGGGATACATAGCTTGGTCTATGGCACGCAAGAGGTTGGTCTGCACAGTTACCGGTACCCCTTGAGCCTCCATCTCGTTGAGCGTCATGCCGCCATACTGCTCGAACGTCTCCGCCAGAAGTAGCGCCCACTTGCTCGGCTTGCCGCGCTGCGTGTTGGCTTCGTATGCCTTCCTGAATATCTCTTCCGAGAACGGCGTGTCTGAGTGGTTTTCCAAAACCTCGAACGTGCGCTCAGCAACAGCGATGTTGTTAAACCAATCGTTCTGCGGGCTAAGGGCAGCAAGAACTCCGGCGGCTTCCTCTACAGTAACGCCATAGATTTCCGCCATGCGGTTCGCTACCCTGTTGGCCCCTACGTACCACTCCTTCGACGCCGCCACAAACTCTGGGGTCAGCGTGTCGTAGACGGCGAGGATGTTCTGCGTCATCACCTCCACCGCATCGGAAAGGATTTCGTTGGTGGTCTCCTTGACGCGCTCCAGCAGCTTCGCCCTCTTCGCTTTGGCTTTATCGGTGCTTCCCTTTACGGCAGCAACGGCATTGCTCCTGCGATTCAGGAGCGATAGCAGTCTCTTGTTCTCATACGGCAGCTCGATGGTGTACTTGACGCCATCTTTGGTATACACGACTTTGCCTGACGCCAGTCGCCTAGCGGTACCTACGGCAGCAGAGGCGCGAGACGTGATGGTCCCGTCGATATCGTCAAGACGGAAGTCGTCCTCAAGGGATGCGTCCCTCTTTTCAGTGGCATCAATTCTTACCGTGGGGCTAATCTGCCCAGCCTTGACTGGCTCATTGCCTTCAATGTCAATGCTTGTTCCATCGGTCTTGATGTCCACCCGCTGCTCTGCGGCGCGGGTCGGCGGAATGATGGCGCGGTTGAGCTTGTTGAAGTTCCAAGCGGAAGTGATGACGCCGGTGTTCCTTTGGTCACTACCATAGGTCACTCCGTCGAAGCCCAGCATCTCCTGTACCAATCGAGCGGCAGTTGCCTTTTGCTCGTCGGTCAGTTCGGACTCAACCTTTCTGTTGTCGTCCAAGCTGGAGGTGAAGTACGCATACCACTGCTCCCCTGCCCTCGTCTCTGCGATGGACATTAGCACTTGGCTCTCCTCAAAACCAAGGTCGTCTCCGTACTCCTCAGCCTCCTGCAACTCGGTCTTGGCTGCACTACGCAGGGCCTTGGCTTGCTCCTCAGTAATCGCTGTATCCCCATCGAGCAGGTTCAACTCGTTGGAGTCGGCCATCGTCACCCTTTCTCCCAGACTCCTGAAGACAGAGTCCTCGAGGGCGTAGTCGGTGAAGTAGAATCCATAACCCAAACCAAATCGCTTGAGCTTCTCCGGTATGACCCTCGTAATGTCAACCGGGCCAAAGTGGAAGATAACCCCCTCGTCAGCCATGGCCTGAAGCTGCTCGTCGGAGAAGTCAGCCACCCGCTGCTCGGCAGCGCGGAGGTTCTCGTCCGTCTTGGCGCGTTGCTCCTCCCTCGTTGCACGAGTGACGGCCACCTCCTCCTCGGTGATGACCTCGCCGGCAGCGACCTTGCGTGACACGGTGTTGAGGAAGTCGATGACGTCTTGGTCCTGCTGACCCCAGCCCGAAGGGAGTTTGACGCCAAAGGTCTCGGCAATCCTCTCTACGTACCTGCGGATGAGGCTCTTCTGTGGGGCCTCGAGGTTGGCATATCCGTCAGCCATATACCCGAACAGCTCGGCTACCTTCTCTTCGTCGCGGACGTTTTCGTCGTACCGGGCAATGAACTTATCGAGCCGCTTCTTCAGCTCGGTGCCCTTGTCCAAGGACTTGCTCAACGAGGTGGCCATACGCTTGGTCACCTGCTGCGCCACGGGGAGGGTCATACCGTCGGCGCTGAGCATAATCGCGTGCAGCGTCTCGTGAGCTACGGTACGGTTGTCGGCACGCTCGAGGTTGATGTGTACGGTTCCGTCGGTGAATACGCCACCGCCCGTAAATCCAGTAGCGCGATTGTACTGAGCCGTCGTTTCGTGCAGTACGAACTTGACGTTCGGTGCGACCTGAGACACCGCTTTCGCCGCAGCTTGCGCCCGCGATACCACCCGCTCTTGGATGGGGTTCAGGTCCACTGTAGTGACACGGCGTGACTCTACGTTCGGAGCCAGCGTCTCTACCGTCTCGTCCAACGCGGCCTCTTCGCGCAACGCCTCGGCCTCGGCCCTGTCTTTGAGCTCGACCAGCGTGTCCACCCGCTCCCGATTCTCGGTCAGGAGCCGGGACTGGAACGCGGTCATACGCCCCTTGGCACGTAGCTTATCGGCTACGCCACTGAGCAGTTGCTCCAGACGCGGGGCCTCGAGGGTTCCACCGTCATACGCCCTGCGGTCTTGGTTTGTGGCTGCGGCGGCCTCGGGGATTACTTCTTCTTCCGCTTCCGGAGTAACGACGGCTTCTTCTTCCCGTACTTCTTCGTCCACTCTCTCGCCAGCTCGGGCTCGTTCGCCCACATCCACCGGCGCTGCTTCTCGCTCTTGAAGGGCATCTTGAATCTTTAGGTTTAGGTCTGAAATCTCTCTGTCTATACGGCCTTGGAACGGAGCTGCCGTAGCCTCCTTGCGGCGGAGCAGCTCTTGGCGCCGGACCTCCAGTCCCAGCACCTGCTTCTTCTCCTCCATGGTCATACCCTCCACCTCGCGCATACCGTCGTATGCCTGCACCACCTTTTCGTAGTTGGCCTCAGCTTCTTTGGCCTGCTGTCCGGTCAGCTCACCACGGTTGACCTTGTTCTTCAGGTCGGTGACGAACATCTGCTTGCTCGCACCACGGTTGCCGGGGTTGGCCAAGAACTCGAACGTAGCCATCGTGGCATCGTCGAGCTTGGTGAAGTCGTAGGTCGTAGAGGCAGCCGCAATACTTCCGGGTACGCCCAAGACCGCACCTCCGATAGCTCCACTGGCCGCAGCTTCCATGGCTTGGAAGAACGTCTCCTTGGAAAACGTGTCGGCCTCCTTGAACATCTCCTTGCCCTTCATGGCGTTGTAGATGTCTTTGGCTCCGACCTCAGCATAGGTCTGTACGAACTCCGTCTCAGCCTCACCCAAAGCTGCCGTACCCGTAGCGATTAAGCCACGAGCGGCCGCACTCTTAATCTCCTGCTGTACAAGGTCGCGGAAAGCCTTACCCTTGACGCCTACCGGAGCCTTGTTGATGGCGCGCATCAAGATGCTATTGACAACACCACTGCGGCCCAATGCGTTACGGAAACCAAACTGCTCCAATGCACCAACGACAATGCCGATACCCTTCTTGAGAACAAGCTTCTCTTCTTCGCTCACCTTGGCCAGCTCAGGGTCGGCACGGAACTCTCGGTCCACCTGTCCTGCAACCTGATTCTCCATCCGCGCAAAGCGAGACGCAGCTTTCACGGCCGCACTCCCCCCGGGGCGCCCAATGAACGCGGGCACCGACTCCAGCAAAGACAGGGCGGTACGACCCAAGAAGCTTTCTTGCGCTTTGGCGTACGCCTCCTCGTTGAACTTGCGGTCGCCGAGGGTACGGTATACGCCCTCGTAGGCGGCGTCTACCATGCCCCCCATCTCCGGGTTGTACTTCAGGCCCTTCGCCATCTGGTCGCGCATCTCATCGCGTACCTCATCAATACGCTGCTTGGGCAGGCTGTCGTACCAATCGTCGTACGTTTTGCGATAGGTCCTAAGCCACTGTGTATACGCTTCGTCGCCGGGGCGCGACCCTTCCGGCGCCTCCGTAGTCAAAGCCTCGGGGATGTCCTCCAGCCCCATGCCCTGAGCGATGTCGATGAACTTCTGCTCATACCCACGGCCGGAGCCGAGCGGCATGACTTGAGACACGATGTCAATGAGTTGACTGACCGGCTCTCCAAACATGCCAGCCGTACCACGAGACAAGGCTTCACGGCTAAATCCAAGGACGGTAGACTGCTCTGCCTTGAGCTTGACGAACTCGCCAGCGGCGCGGTTGAGCTCCTCCACTTGATACTCGAGGTCGTCGCCCATGCCCATAAGCTTGATACGGTCCTCCTCGAGGGTGGCCATATCGTCTTGGTACATCTTGAACGCGGCCTTGTACGCCTCAAACTCATTGGGGTTGGCGTCGAGGTACTCCTGAGTGTACTTCAGTAGCCCCGCGTGCTTCTGCTCGATGGCATCCTTGCGAGCGGCGTAGGAGTTGACCAGATTGCGGAAGTCGTTTTCTGCGGTATTGATGCGCGTAACCTCTTGGTCAATCTGCTCCCGCGTACCGAACTGCATGCGAGCTTCCTTGTAGCCCTCCTCGGCGCGAGTCAGGGCCTCGCTCTGCATCTTGTTTTTGCGCAGGAAATCGCGGAGCTTTTCGGTCTCTTCCTCTTTTCCAATATCCAGCACCGGGTCGAGGTTGACCGTAATCTCATTCCCGTTGGCCGCCTTTACCGTGACTTGGTCGTGGAAGTCGAGGGGCGTAGTGGTAAACTCAAAGCCATAGCGCCCGAACTGATAGTTCAATTCCTTGGCCGTATCCCTATCGTCGGGGGCATCGATGAGGTCGGGCGTAACCGCCGCCATCGACATCTCGAAGAACTGGTCCTGCTCTGGCTCGGGCTCTTCAATCTTCTCTCCGGGACCTTTGATGTCTACGCGCGTAGACTCAGTATCGGCGATGGGCTTGAAGTCGGTGTCTACCTCACGGACCGCCTCCACCCGCGTCTGGATGGGGGCGTCTTGCGTGTATCCGTACGGGTCGTCAGGAGCAAACGGATTGGGCTCGGCGCCAAAGGGAACGGCACCAACCGCCTCTTGCACGCCTGCCGCCACCTCTTCGGGAGATAGTGACGGCATAACCTCCGAGGGTGAAGGTTCTTTTTTTTTTGAGCCAAACGCCTCCTCTAGCTCGGTGACGTCAGCGAACATGCCAGAGGGAATCAGGTCGTAGACGCCCCGCATACCCTGCTGGTCGATGAAAGATTGCAACTCACTTGCATTGGCGAACATCCCCTCGGGGACCAGTGCCATCAGCTCTTCCGTCTCGTTCATTGTCCACTAAAATACGCTCGGTATTCTGCTGCTGTTCCGCCGGGGTTTTTCGACGACCACTGGGTCCACGTCATCTTCTCCTCCTCCATTACGTTGGGCTCGATACCAAAGCGGGCTCGCTGCTCTTCATTATTGAAAGCGTCGTAGGACGGGATGACCGCCTTGAGTTGCTCCTCGGTGAGGCGCGAACCACGGTTGTCGCTGATGAGTTGGTTCAAGTTGAGCAACACTTGTTGCAGGTCTGCCTCCTCAGAAATCAGGACGGCCTGCGGGAACATCGACGGGACGTTCAGCCGAAGGGCATTGCTGGCTCCAAACCCAAGGAAACTCGTGCTCATCTCTTCGTACCCTACCTCGGCGTCCTCGATGCCCATCTGCTGCATCACCGTCGTTTGCTTTGGGGCGATGCTCTCGGCCTCCTCGTCGGACGTGGTAGTGGCAATGAACAAAGACTTGGGCGAACCAGAACCAGTCTCTCCAGTCTCGGGGTCTTTGATGACAAGGTCCTCCTTCACCTCATCGAAGTCAAGGGTTTCGTCGATGCCCGCGACAGAGCCAAGGGTATGGCGGGTCAGACCCTCGTCATATACGCCCGCCTTCTTTAGTGCGTCGGGGAGGTTGACGGCCTTGTCTTTGTACACCGCGTTGATGATGGACTCCACGAACAAGTCGGCTTGGTCGCCCTTGGTGATGGGAATCAAGTCTCCGTCTTTCATGCGGATGACAATCTCTTCGTCACCCAACTCAATCTTGCGGACGTTGGGGTTGAGCTGTTGGACATAGCTCGTGGCAGCGTCGACGTCCTCCTGCGACTCATCCGGTTTCAAGGAGTGCAGCTTGCGGATATTGGTGACCACATCGACGGTGCGCTCGGCACCGAGGCGCGTCTTGCGCTGGGTCTCCGTCTCCCTCTGCTGGGGCATGGCCGTCTCAATCATATTGAACCGGCTGATGAGGTCCTTCTCAGCCCAGTTGCGTGCCGCCTCCCGTTGGTCTTTGGCAATCTTAATCAAGCCACTTACGTCGGCGCCTTCAGGGAAAATCTCTCGGCGCTGGTCCTCGGTCATGCGCTCCACCTGCTCGACCACCTCGACCAGAGGAATCTGCGCTCCGCTGCCCGGCTGTCGCGGGTCGTCAATCATGAGGATGTCGTTGGCCCCGGCGGTCTTAGCAGAATATGACGTGCTGTATCCCGGGAGCTTCCTGTCCAGCACGGTACTCACAGCGAGGTTGCCCTCCAGCGTGGCGGCGATGAGGTCGTTCTTCACCTTTTGGTATGCCGGAGAGGCGGTCACGTCCTCGCGGGTCTTGACGCCGTCCTCCATAATGGACTTGGTATACTCCCCTAGCTGTCCCGCCTTTGCGGTCAGGTCCCCGTCTAGGTCGTAGGCGTTGAAGTACTGCTTGGTGATGGCGTTCATCTGTGCAGCACTCATCGTATCGCCAGTACTGTTGTTGTACATGGTGACGTTGCCGTACATATCCATTACGGGGGTGATGTTGGCGAAGTTGCCAAAGCCCTCTACGACAGCCATGCCGTCAGCTTCCATGCTCAAAGAATCGCCGTTCTGCAACCGGGTCATCTTATCGGTGTACACGTCCTGATACCCCTTGACCATATCGTAGATGCCAGTCACGCTGGACTTCTGGTTTTCGATATAGTTCATGTACTCCGACGGCTTGATATCGCCGGACTTGAGGAGCCTGTTCATACGCAGGGTGTCCTCCGTGGCTTGGTCTACGAGCTGCGAGGTAAAGAGGTTGGCGTTCTTATGCTGCCCGAGTGGGGCCTCATTAATCTTGGTCACCAACTCATCGGTGGCCTTGTCTATCTCCGCCCGCTTCTTATCGCGCTCGCCGCCAATCCGTTCAATCTCATCGGAGAACTTCTTGCTGACGTCAGCCCAGTTGACCTGCGACGTGGCGTCGCGCTCTACATACTTGTAATAGGTCATGGCGTGGGAAGTGTGCCGCCGAAGGGACTAAAAATCTGGGCGTATGGATTGAGCTGACTGTAATCCATGGGCTGCTGCAAGGTGGGGGATGCCTGTGGAGCGAAAGGCGATGCTTGAAGCACAGACATAGACCGAGGCGGAGCCAACTGTCCGCTCTGCGTAATGACCGGTGGCCCTGTCATCAACCCTCTTTGCTCTAGTGGTACGACCGAACTTTGAACTCCGGTCGCCTGCTTAGGTGTAAGAACATCCGGCGCTCCTGTCGGCGCTGTCTTTCCGCTATACAGCGGGGCGGCACTAGCAATGGCTGAACCCGCCTGCACCAGACCTTGGAAACCTTGTTGGATGGCCTGTGCCCGCATCTTCTCCGCGTCAGCCGCAGCCTGCTGAGCGCCAGCCGCCTCCTCAAGGCTAATGCCCATGCCGATATCGGCGAGGCGACCCTCTTCAGCAATTACAGCTTTCTCGATAGCACTGAGCTCCTGCCCCATAGCTGAACGGATGCGGGCTTGCTCCGCCGCTTGGGCCATAGCGACGCGACCTGCCGTAGCCGCTGCCCCGCGTTCCTCACCCTCAACACCAGCTTGCAAAGCCTGCGTGCCTGCAACCAAAGCTGCCTCACGGGCCAGCTCATACGGCTCCTTCTGGATGGACAGCCCCTCCATAACGTTTACCTCAAGGCGCTTGCGGGCCTCAGCCATAGCCTTGCGGGCCTCCTCTTCGGCGGCGGTCATTTTCTTCTTCTGCTTTGCCGCCTGACTGAACGAGGAGATAGACCCCGCTACTGCGGCAGTGCCAGTGGCGATAGCTGCAATTAAACCTGACATAGTTTCTTTTGGATTACGGCCTCCGGAAGCTCACGGAAGTCCATGGTGTACACCTCTTTCTCGGCCTCCTCCACCGTCTCCGCATCGGTGCGGTATACGCACACCCACCGCGTGTCCTCGTGGATGTATGCCACGCGCTGAGTACCCACCTCGGTATGTACCGTCATAGGCGCCTTGACGCGCTTGACCTCGCCCGTATCCATCAGCAAAGACATATCGCCCTCCATAAAGAACGAAGGGTGGTTCTGCTTGTGGATGAAGCTGATGACGAGCTGACCGGCAGGCATGAAAATCTCACGCGTATACAGGCCGTTCTCAAGGTGATGGGTAACTGGACACACCGCTTGCATGGCGTCGGTATGGTGCTCCACACAACCTTCGACACCCGTGATGGCTTTGTGCAAATCCTCAATGGATTCCCAAAGCAGACCCCGCTGGGTGTGGATGTTGTGCAGAATCTCTTCCATCAACTATAAAAGTACGATTTACCCCGGATACGACTTCATGACCTCGCTCTTGGCCACGAACATCTCCACCGCCGTAGTGTCGGTATTGGTCAGGGTGAAGACACCGTAGTGCCCAAGCAGCCCATTGGACTCAGCCACTTGGTTTTTGATGCCAAGCCAAAGGGGGTCGATTACGGCGGGAGGAGTGCCGCTGCTGTCGTGGATGATTGAGTTGATGTTGTTGGGTTTGTCGACCGCGATAGACGTCACCACGCCGGCGAACGTAATCGTGTCGTAGCTGGGAGGCAGGGCGTAGTACAGGTAGTCGCCAACACTGAGGATGCTTCCGATGTTTACCGTCATAGGGAACGTCACCACGCCGCCAACCACGTTGAGGCTGACCGCGATACCGCTCAAGGACCGCAGGGCGTATTCGTCGGGGTTGGCCGGGTTGTTGTTCTCGGTGCGTACGAAAGCGAAGAAGTCGCCTTCCTTCTCCTCGAAGTATGAGGCGTCGATGAACCTTCCGTCTTGCTGGTCCGAAACGAACGTAGCGGCCCAAGGGCGGTTGCCTTCGATGGACAGGGTCTTGAAAACCTTATTGACGATAGGCTCGTCGTTGAATACGCTCTCGATGCGGCTGGAGTCGAGGTCCGGGTCGTAGGTGCCGTAGAACGTATTACGCTCCTCGTTGGTGTTGTGACGCCACAGGTTGCCGCCACTGAACGTATACAGGTACTGGTTCATGCCCTGAATCCACTCCGGGTAGTACGAGTAGAACGAAGGCCAACCCTCGGCCGGGGGACTGTATGTAAGGGTGTAGGTAGGCATTATGGACAGGCTGTTCCAATAGAAGTTACTACGCCATTGGCAATGGTATACGGCGTTCCGGTAGCTCCCACATCGAAGATGTACGTGCCGTCGTCGAGCGTTGTTGCTCCGTTGGCATCGCTGAACACCCAGTCGTACAGACCCGGGTTGCCGGCGGAGCCATTTACGGGGGCGTTGTAGTAGGTATTGGCAAACGGGTCGCCGCAAGCGCCACCGACGGGCGTGCCACCAAAGCCAGACAGCTTCGTCGCACACTGGACTTGAAGGGAGGCAGCCGTACCGATACACGACGCTGGAGACGCAATCTCGACAAGGAGCGTAGCGGCCGGGGAGGTCGTTTTCGGTATCACCATAAGGCACAGCCCCGGAGCTACGCCAGAGCTGAAGCTGATATCGCCGGGAGCAACGAAGACGTTGGCGGTGTTGCCGGTGTCATAGAAGCTACCGTCGTAGAAGTTGTAGTCCGTAACGGCCGCGTATGGAGCCCCCGCAAGGAATCCGACAGAGCACGCGTCGGCGTCATTGCCCAAGTAAGTGGCATTGCCCGAAGCGGTAGAGGCGTGGTACCCATCGGCAGTAGCACTAACGGCGTTGTATACGGTGGTGCCCAAGGTGGCGCGGATGCCGTGAGGCGTGGCTCCGGGAGTCAAGTACACGAATACGGCCCCAGTACCCACGGTCAGCGAGACATTGAGAGAGTAAAGGCCCGAACCAGACAGGGAGCCCGTTATGGTTTTAGGGCATTTGTCAATGCAGCTCGGGCATGAGGAGACGCCGGCAACAAGCTGTCCGGAGGAGCCGGTAACCTGACGGTACACGCCGTCAGCAGCATACCACCCCGCCGGAGCGGGAGTGGTTAAAGTCGCGTCGGTGTAAACGTGGGTCGAAGAGGCCAGCGTGGCTCCGTTCAGATAGTAGTCAGAGATAACACCCATATCAGCAGTCGCAATCGGTTAGGGTAATGTTTACGTAGGCGGCATCCCCGTCAATCACCGTGGGGTACGAGTCAGAACAAATCGTAACCGTTTCTTTCCCCGCGAGGGTGTAGTAAGCAGTAGAGCCCCCACACTCCGTGTACTCCACCGTGGCATCTGGATTGTTGTTGTTGAAAATCGTGTACTCTTGGCAGTTGGCGGGGTCGCACGTACACCCGCAGCACGCTTCCTCCGCACGCGTGGCATCATAGCAGAGGGCCGTGGGCTCAATATTCGAGTAGTCCCAAACCAAGTAGAGGTACTCTCCCGTGCCCGTATACGTCCCGTCCATATCGAACTGTCCGGTGTATATCGTAGGCCCACCGGCGGGAGTGATGATGTTCGGTGGCGGCCCCGTGGCTTCGATGTCCGCGAGGAGCTGAGCGATACCGGCAGGCGTATTCGCGTAGTCAGTATTGGTTCGCAGGTACCTGAACCTGTCGCTGGCCTTCAGGATGTAGTTGTCAGACCCAAAGCGGTTGTACAACATCGTAACCGTAGACGTGTCTGTAGGGATAAGGGCGCCACCCTGCGGGCCTTCAACCTCGTCGTACTGCGATACCACCCGTTGCTGGTCGCCGTTAAGGAACTTGACTTCCGAGCTGTGGACAGGAGAGACATAGTCAGTGTCTTCCCACTGATACTCGTTATGAATCTTCCTGCCTGCGTCGCTGTTGTTGGTTAGCGTTATAAGGCGAATGGTAATGTCATCAGCATCAACACAGTTGACGGTGACGTTCACCAAAAACTCTTCGGTTCCAGAGAAAAGCAGGTTGACACCAACCTCCCCGGCGCTAACAACTCCTTTGGGCACGATAAACGTGCCGGAGTCGCCATCACCGATGTTTCCGACTGGAAGGGAAACGTTGTTGTAGGTCAGAGATAGATTGGCCGTCTCACCGTTGGAGGCTTGTGTGACTTCATACTCTACCGAAACAGCACCCACCGAGTTGCCTACGTCAACGCAGTAGTTGATTCCCGGAGAAGAAAGCGAAAAGGTTTGCATGGGGCCGCAGCCAAGGCACTCCTCCTCTTCGGGAAGTTGGGTCTCGTTATTGGCGAGCACGTATTCGTCCATGTACGGGTCGTATCCACCAATCTTCTGCGTGTTGAAGTCCTCGATGAACATATCGCGGAACCAGCTCCGCATACCGCTCTCGCTGATGACCTCGAGCCGCTCGTTCGTGCCATCGCCGAACAGGTGGATGACGGCCCCCCGCTTGGCGTCGGTGAAGAACTTGTGTGGCCCCCACTCCGCAAAGCTCTCGGGGTTGTTGCTGATGCCGTAGTCCTCAGTCCTTGCCACCTGCGTGCCCAACACCTCAGGCACAGACGAAACCACGCTTTCGCCAGTGGAGTCGGTGAGCAGGTTCTTGCCCGCCAAGACGTAGCTAATCTTGTCCTCCTGCAACGTGAGGATATCGGTACGCCTAGCGAACAGCTTCTCTACAGGGCCATAGCTGTCTTCTAGTGGCTTGAAGTTGAGCAGCCCAAGGTTGAACTCGTTGAGCTTGTTTACGTTCGTCTCGTCGTTGTATACGCCGCTGTAGGTCAGGTCCGCGAAGCGACGAACCTCCTTGTAGTCCTGAGCACTGACCGTAGTGACACGGTTGCCAAGCAAGATGGGCTTACCCGTTACGGAGTCACGAATCTTGTAGCTCTCGATGCCATTTCCGTAGCTAATGCAATTGAAGAACGCCGTGTCAATAATTGCCGGCTGGCCCACGGCTTGGTTCTGTACGTTTCCTTCATGGAAGCCATTGGTGATGGCAAAGGACTGACTCGACTCGTACCACACGTCGGGCAACGTGGGCTGCGGCAAAGTCTCGAAGGTGACCCCAGCGTTGTTGAACTTAACGACCTTCATGCTGAAGGTCACCTTGGCAGTACGGCCGGCCGAGGTCAAGTCTCCAAATACAGCCTCTGTTATATTGACACCTAGGTACGTCCCAAGGCCAGTAAACTGGGCGTAGTCCAGCAGGGAGTTGCACTCCTTTGTGCCCGAGGCCCTAACGAAAATGTTTCCGTTATAGTTTCCAAATCCGAACTTGTTGACGAACTCGTCTACCGGCAAATCATCGCTACTATCTAATGGCTCACCAGTATACAGGGGTAGGACCTCAATGGTAACTTCTGGTTGGTTGGGGTTGCCAGACGGAACAGACAGTCCTTCAATAGCACTGATAACGCCCTGCTGACCATAGAACCACTCCGCGATGTTGTCGTAGTTCGACGTCGCAGTGAAGTTGAATGTCTCTTCGATGGTTCGAGTTTCGCAAGCTCCGCCACCACCAGCACCGCCGGGACGGGTGAAGCTCAGGTTCATCTCTATCGTCGTGCCTGCCGTGATGGTCCCTATTGAGGCAAGCGACGGGTTTGACGGAGCGTAAAGCAGAGTTGGGTACTCCCCCTCTTGTTGGTATGTCTGCGGGTCGATGGTGGAGCTGGCGGAAAGCTCTGAGAAATTGAATACGCAGTCGGTACAGTCAGTAATGTCAAAGGTCTTTTTGACCTGCATATATGTACCCGCAACGGATGGCAGGTCAGAACCCTCGCCCCCGAGTTCATCCACCGCAAGGCTCTGCTTGCTCAAAACCGTAGCGTACTTGCACGACTGCATGGCTCCGGCACGGTCGCTTTTTACGATATACCTATCCCCCTCTTGAACCTTAGCCGCGTTCTCTCCCTCCAAGAGGAAGTAGACGTCGCCTTGGAAATCAAAGAAAAGATTGGAGTATATCGACTCGTATCCCGCCTCGTCTTGTTTGATGACGAACTTGTACCTATCAGCCCAAGATGGAGGGCGCTGACTGTTTGGGATGGTGCAACGGATGCCATTCGCAAAAACAGAGTCGAGACACGGGATGTCAATCTCGTTGTCCGGACTTGTTAGAACCGTACTGGAGCGCCCGTACTCGTCCATATACACGATGCCCACCTGATACCCACGGTTGCTATGCAGGCTATTGGACGGAGAGTTGCTGGCATACGTGGCGCTTAGCGCAAAGACACGCAGCATGTTGTACCAAGTATTGGCGCCGCCGACGTATGACGCCACAGGGAAAGCCAGAACAATTTCGGTGTCCGAAAACGACACGATTTTGATGGGCTCCGCGCCCACGTCTACACCCGTTGCCGTCAAGTCGGCCGGGCTAACCGTCCCGCCCGTGCGCTCTAGCGGAAACGTAGCGTTCCACGCGTTAGTCCAAACAGTCAGGTCGGACCCAGCAAAGTCGGCGGGGGTGGTTTCGATATTCGCCGATGTACCCACGCGAGACTGGAATGCAGGGCTTTGAACCAAGTCAGAAAGGCTGGCGTAATTAGAGTCTAGGACGTGAGAGAAAGTCAGGTTTGACTGAGGGTACTGCGCCGTAGGTGCCCCTGCGGTAGGGATGTATCCATTGTGCCTTGCGAGAAGCTGAAACGAAATGACGTCACCCTGAATCAATGGCGGGTTGTCAAACGTGAGCGTCACCACCATCTCCGGAGTTTGGTTCGGAGTGGGGAACGTGTACGTATAAGAGCTGTCTACGGAAATGGCTACCGCATCGCGAGCGAAGACTTCGGATTGGGTTTGCTCTACGGTGTAGTCAATATTGACCGGAGAGTTGTTGTCATCGCGGAGGTCATACCCCTCCAAATAATTGCCGTAGACAAGCCTGTTGCCAAGCACGGTTTGAGCCTTGGCCAGCCGAGGTACGTTGTCGTACAGACGCAGAATCTCACTCTCGGGAAGGATGGTGTAGATTTTGCTTTTGTCAAACGTGTAGGTCTGCTCAGCGTTGTCCGCGATGCCGTCGTCAGACTTGTCAATTTTTTGAATGACCCGGATGATACTATCATCCATCTCCTTGAACAAGAGGTCGTAACCAACTACGAGGGGACCGCCGGTGTTGACCGTGATTTCGCAGGCGTTGATGGCATTAATCATGCCCTCGTTGAGGAAAGCCTCGTCGGTAAAACTGAACGGCTTGCTGATGAAGGCCGGGGCACTGAACTGAGAGGTAGCCGAGTACTCTCCGTCTGCGTATCGGTACCGATACCCGAAACAAATGAATCGCTCTTCGAGATAGTTGTCCGGCCCGGGCTGGCCCGGCTGACCGTTGTTGAACGAGAAAATGCGAGGAGAGTTGCTTGGCGGCCTCTTCAAAACCAACAGGTCCTCGTACAAGGTGGCCTCGTCAATGAATGCTGTAGGCTGCGCGTAACCCTTGAGGGTGTTGATTCTGCGTGGTGGGTTTGTATCGTCAGTAAAGAACAGGAGGCTCTCGACCAAATCGACGCCAGTAACCAAGTACTGAGGGTCGAAGTTTAGGGTGGTATTAGCGCCCCCACCATCATCGATAGACACCACGTGATACGTGAGGATTTCACTACGGACGTCAAACGAAACGATGAGGTCCAGCTTGCCAGTAGCGCCCTCCGTAAACGCCGGGTCGTGGACGAACCAATAGATGGTCTCGTTGGCTCCGTCAGCATAGGAACCGAGGCACGTGGCTTGGTCGCTCAACGCCGTGCCCGTAGGTGGGTATACCAGCGTCGTGAGGCGCTCGTTGCCCTTGGTGTTCTCTACGGCGCCAATCTCTGAGTCCTCGGTGGAACCCATGCGGATGTTGCGGGCGTCGATATACTCTCCGTTGGGAACAAGGCGCTCGTCAACGCTCTTGTTCATCCGGCCCTTGATGAAGTTCCTTACCAGATTTGCCATTACTTAATCCACTTGCCGCGACCGCGTAGGTTCATAAGCAACCGTCCCGGGTGGATGTTGCTGATGCGAATCTTGGCGTTACGCAACAAGGCGTTCTTCTTCTTCCGAGCGCGGTTCACGATGTACTCCTGTACGCCCAGCTTGGCGTCGAGGATAGCGTAGTTGATGTACGCGTAGACGTACTCTTCGAAAAGCTTGTTGACCGTAATGGCCGTATTGTCGCCGGCCTCCATGCCGTCGCTGACGTACTCAAGGATGACCAGCTCGTCGGCCATGCCACTGCTGAAGTTGATAACGCCACCCTTGCGGTCGATACTGAACGTCGGGTTCGCGTTGGCCGTCTCGGTATTCAGTCCATACCGAGCTCCGATGTTGTAGTCGAAGTACCAATCCCCATCGTACTCGTATCCGAGCTGACCGTCGAACTCACTGTTGTCGTTGAGGTAGATGCTCTTCTTGGTTCCCGAAATCCGGTCGAAATCGATGGTCGAGTTCTGCGGGCGCAGGATATTGCCGCTCTCGTCGAAGAGGATGCGGCACTCGTTGTCTTGCAGGTACGCGTTGCTGAAGTTGGTCTGGATGTTCTCCGTCATCGGGCGGAGGAGACCGTCCTTGTACAGGCTGATGCGAACCCAGTTGACGTAGTCGGGAGGCAGCACGAAGCGGAGCTGGTCGCAGACGTTGAGCTCGAGGACCTTGACCTCCTTGAACGCGTCGTAGTTGAGCTCTTGGATAGCACGCTTGGCGTGGAACAAGACCTTGTACCGCTCCTCGTTGTTGACCAAGGAGTGGTTGCCCATGTACATGAGCTGGTAGTTGGTTACGATGTCCTGTAGCGTAACGTACTGATAGCTGCCCCAATTGGCATCCTCAGGCGTTGCACCGCTGTTCTCGTAATACGCGTAGTCGTTGGCTAGATATGGCATCAGTTCTGGGCTTCCTCGGCGTTAGCGTATTGGTACACGTCACCCTCGCGGATGCTCATGCCAGCCATCTGCAAGATGCGGTACACGAGGCGGGTCTCGTCTTCGATGGGTAGCTCGAAGTCTTGGTAGTCCGTGGCGCTCTGGTTGAATACGGGCTCGCCCCCGACCAGCGTAGCGTAAGTCCACTGCGGGTCTCGGGGATAGCGGATGTACTGGCACGTAACGTCGAGGGGGCCGTAGTTTTCAGCGGGGTACAGAGTCAAAATCTGAGCGCCGCCAGTGCCGGTGTCGAGGGTGTACGCAGGGTACTGCGCCGAAGGCGCCGTCAACAGGCTGCTGTTGAGAAGCGTAATCTTGCTATGGTGGACGGGCTCGGCCTCGACGAGATTCAACAACACCTTGTTCAGAAGGTAGTAGTCGTCGCCAGTCGTGGTTTGGCTCGGCGCAAAAAACGTGTTGGTGTTGACGCCATCTTGAGTCAAGTTCCTGCTGACGGAGAAGACGTCGATGGCTTCGCGGATGCCCTTGTTCATATCCGCGTAGTCGGTGCCGGACATGCGGGCGTTCTCGGCGTTGATGACTTGGTTGAGCTCCTTGAAGTATCCGTTGAAGATTTCGAGCTGCGCCTGCTTGGCGAACAGGTTGAAGTCCGAAGGGGAGATGTACCCGTAGTTGTTCTTGTTGAGAATCGACAGTACGGTTTGACGGACCGAGTTAATCATCCTCTAAAGATAACGGGAAACAAAAAAGCCACCCGGAGGTGGCCTTTTGTTTTGTCAGGGGGTGTCACTCTGAGGTCAAAGCTTCGAGGGCTCGGAGGTGCTCGAGGCCCTCGTCGCTAAGTAGATAGGAAATCGCAACGGCGAGATAGTCTTTGCCGTGCGGTACCGTCACCAACTTCTTTTTGTTGGACGGACCGTTGTACCAAATCTCAGTCTTGTTGCGGCGGAAGGAAAGGTGACCGTCGTCGAAGAACCGCTGCACCTGACCCTGCAACTTCACGTCGGGGTCGTTGACCAAGTCCAAGAACTGGCCCGGGTCGCGGCGCACAGCCACCAGCATATCGCGGCGAAGCTCAGCCGTGGTGTACTTGGTTGGGTCTACGCCAAGCATAATGCGAGCCATAGACTCAAGCTGGTCCAGCGTCAAAGCCTTGCACTCGATGAGAGCGTCGACCTCAAGGTTCAACTGCTCCACCTCAGCTTCGGCGTCGCGCTCGAGGTTGATTTCCTCAAAGCGGTTGCCGTTCATGGGGTGGATGTCCAAGAAGTGTTGGAGCACAGGGTTTGTGCGGGGAACGCGCAAGAGGCCGTCCTCAAAGATGATGGGCTCAACGATGGCGTTGCCGTCCTGCTCGTCCTCGAAAGGACTCTTCTGGTTGCGGGCGTACCGCATAACGCGGTTCTCACCCTTCTCTTCGTCCCAGTACAGGAGCGGCTTGTTCCGGCTGCCACGGCCGGGAATCATAAAGGCTAGGGGCGCGACGTCGCGCTTCAGACGGTAGGTCTTGTCTACACTCATATCTATTGTAATTAAAAGTGGATAGGGGGACCACCCTTTGTGGCCCCCATATCCGATTCAGATTATCCCTCGAAGAGGAAGAAGTTGTTGGCACCCATGGTGCAAACAGCACGCTCGGAGAGGAAGTGGACTTCCATCGCGTCGAGGTCGCTGTTCATAGCGCCTCCGGCGGAACCGGTAATCCACGTCTTGTACCGACGGTCCTCGGTCTCACTAGCGCGGTAGCGGACGTGGAGGAACGGACGCTTGGCGTTCTTGCCGAGCACTTGGTCGTAGACCGTGGTGCTACCAGCCGGAACCAGCAGACCGTTGATGACACCGTTGGTGAGGTCACCACGCATCGTCGGGTCGTTCAGGTACTTCCAGTCAGACTTGTAGAAGTCGTAACCACGGCGGAAGCCCGTGAAGCCAAGGTTGAGAGCCATCTGCTCGTCGTTGTCGAAGAGACCGTAGCTCGTACCGCCGGCACCGTAGCTGTTCTGTGCAGCCAGCATGTCGTCGATATCGAAGCTCATCTCACGATTCACGAAGAGGACGTTCTCCTCGATGGCGCCCTGCTTGTCCAGACGTCCGATGATGGAGTCGAAGTCGGCGAGGGTGGAGGGGATACCACCGGACCACACGTTACCGCGATTCTCGACAGCGTAGAAGATACCCTCGGAACCCTTGTTGCCCACGTCACCACCAGCAGCGATAGCGCCACTAGCAGCCTCAGCCGGGACAGCCTCAATCATAGCGGTCTCGAGGTAGTCGTCGAAGCGGAGACGGGTCTCGTGCTCAGACTTCAGGTACCACAGGTATCCCGTAGCACCGTTCTCGGTCGTCACCTCAACCCAGCCAATCTGAGCCATGTCGGAACCAGAGACAGCGTACTTGTCCTTGATGATGATGGGGCTGTTGTCGAAGATGACATCGTCAGCCTCGAGGGAGCCAGTCATTCCGTTGGTGCCCTTCTTGAACTCGGAACCGTAAATCATCACGGTACAAGCAACGCCGGCAGCCACGGTCTGGCCGCCAGCCTCGTAGTAAGCCACGTTGAACGTACCAGCGGCGGTGTCGACAGCCGTCACGATGGCCTTGTTGACGAGGCCACTGGCAGCGGTGTTGTCGGTGATGAACACCGTCTGACCCACGCGGATGGCGATACCGCCAGTACCGGGGACAAGGGTGTCGTTCACCGTCCACGTAGCCGTGTCCTGAGCTGCGGCGGCTGCGGAGGTGCAGTTGGTGTACTTCGTGTGGAGACGTCCCTGCTCTGCCCACTTGATGAGGTCAGAGTTGGACGGCATCTCGGCACCAACCATGCGGAGGAAGCCGGAGATGGTCCGGTTGCCGTAACGCTCGAACTCCTTCTCGTAAGTATCGGGGAGATACTGGTTGAGGAAGTCGAAGTTGGTGATGTAGTTCGTGCTAAGAGCAACCTGCTCTGCACTGGGTTGCAAATCGAACCCGGGTGTGGCTTGCAATGAACCTGCCATGTTTTCTGTTTTCTAAGAGTTAGGAACTGCGCCGCGTCTTAATCTTCAAGCCTCGGCCCGAATCTTGATTGACGGCACGGATTTTCAATCCTCCCTTCGTCGTAGACTGTGGTGCCGCACGCTCAGACATGTTGATGTTTTTCGTCTTGCGCATGACATCATCCACGGCATTAGCCTGCCCCTGCTCATAGAAGAACCGGGCAAACTTCTCGGGATTCATGGCGACAGCCAAAGACTTATGGTATCCCGCAGCGTCCTTGACGAGCCCCTTGTCATCCAGATACTTGTTCAACCAAGCCTCCGGAGTCTGTTGGAGCTTCTTCAATTCAGTGCGGTCACCGGGAGTGTACACGTAGGATTTGTCGTCGATACTGAACTCAAAACCTTTGAATCCATCGGAGAAGACCTCATTCGTCTTCTCGTCAAACCACTCTTTCCTGCGCTTCTGTTCCTCTTGGTACGTCTTCGCCTGCTCAACGTATTGCTTGTACGCTTGGTACTCCTCGGAGTCTTCCAGAGACCCGGCACCCCTTGACTCAAGAGGGGCCTGATACTTCTCCTTCTGCTCCGCGAAGTATTTCTTCGCCTTAGCAATCGCTTTCTTTTTGGCCAGCTTGGCCTTCTTGATATCGGCCTCGTCATCGAGGTCGGCATCGTATTTATAATCGTCCATCATCATCTCCACGTCCTCGGCATCGAGACCGTCTTCAGTGATGAGGAGGTATTCCTTCAGTAGGCTATCGCCGTCAGCCTCGTCGAGGTTGCGGTTCACCTTCATAAAGTCTTCGAGCCCACGGCCCGTCTCTTGCTTGTACTTGTAGTACGCCGCCACGTCCTCGGGCAGCTCCGGCGCAGTCTCCCGCGCCTCGTTCAGCTCGTCCAACGAGCCAATCTCCCGACCGTAACGCTCGCTCAGAAACAAGCGCACGTCGTCCTCGGAGAGCCCAGCGGGTTCTTCGACGGGCTCCTCCGCAACAGGCTGCTCGTCAGCTTGTTGCTCTGCCTCATGCTTCTCAAGGAGCTCCTGCTCCACCTGTTGGGTGGACTTGGATTCTACCTCGTTCACCTCACGGACTTTGATTTCCATTGCTGTAAAATTATATTATTTATCTCGGACTAAATTCTGCCAAGTCGAAGCCGTCCAAGCTGTCTTCATTCGACTCGAAATTGATGGGCGGCAAGTTATTCTTCCGTTGGTCGATAAGCTTGCTCTGCTCAGTATTTTGTTGACTAATGCGGCTGGCCTTGGCCTTCTCGCGGTTGTCCTCGCGCTGCTGCAAGCCCTGCTCTTGGATGCCAGCCAGTTGCAACTGATACTGAAACTCGCGCTCCATAAGCTGTGCCTTCAGTTGCGCTTCGGCCTGCATCTTCTCAATCTCAAATGCAATCTCGGCCTGCTTGACCTGCATCTTGCCCTGCGATTCGGCCTGAATCTTCTGCATGGCCGTCTGTGCAGCCATCTCCTGAGACTGTAGGTTGGCCTGCTGCTGCATAGCCTGCTGCTGCATAGCCATCTGCTCCTCCCGCTCCTGCTTGGCGATACGCTTGACCTTGAGCAGTTGGTTGGCGAGCTTGAGGTTCTTAATCTCTCGGATGTCGATGGCGTCCTCGAGGTTGATGTCGCCCTTGCTCAAAGCCATTTGGATATTGGCCTCGAGCTGCGCACGCTGCTCCTCGTCGGGGCTGACCTCGATGAAGATGCCGAAGTCGTAGATGTACAGGTCGCTAATCTCACCGAGGATACTGACGTTGTACTTACCAATCTGGTTGGCGAACTCTTCCTTGAAGTCAGCGTACTCAAGGATATCACTGACCCGATACGTCAGGGCCTCAGCCAAAGACCGGAACATGTACAGGCTGCCGTCCAAAATGTGGCGGGTGGCCGTATTGCTGTTGGCCGCAGCCAGCTTCTGCAAGCCGACCAGACTGTGCGGGTCGGGAGTGCTACCGTCGCGGGCCTCGTTGAGACCTGTGACGTCGCGAATCATTTGCAGGTAGTGGTTCATATTGCCAATCAGCATCTGCGTCTTGGCAGCACCGCTGTTAGAAGCCAGCTCCTGAATGGGGACCTTGCCGTGGTTGAACTCTCCGTCCTGAGTGAAAGAGCGGCCGATGACACTACCCGTTTGGAAGTATAGCCGCAGGGCGTCCTCGGGGTTGTAGGCGTTGCCCGTACCGAGGTCGACCTCGTTGAGTCCGTCAGCGTCGATATACACCCCGTCCGGTACCGTACGTGCGATGACCTGCTGGAGCTTGAGGTGCGTAATCTGGATGAGGTCCGCGAACGGAACCATGCGTCGGACCAGAGACTCGATGACGCCCTTGTACATGCGGGGGGCCGTAGCCACATAGTTGGGCAGCGCGTGCTGGCTGGCCGACTTTGGGCGGACCATGTTCTCGGCCACCTCCCACTTCAGCAGGATGTTGGTGCCCATAACCATGATGCCCTCGTACCAGACGTCGATGGTCTTCTCGACCTTCTCGAAGTTGCCCTCCTCCATCATCTCGTCCGGCGGATTGAACTGGTCGTCCTTTTCAATCATCCGGG